ATGTTTTTTATATGACCAACGTTCGCAGCGTCAATGCTATCGTATCCGTTGTAAGTCAATCGGTATTCTTTAATTGGCTGGTTTAAACCTCCGCTTATAATTTCCATATACTGCGCAGGCAAAGAATATAAGCCAATGATTGGAGCATTAGGTTGTTCCCCACGTCTAGCGCCGTAGATGTATGCGTTGCCAGTTATTAAACGGAATGCGGCAATTTCTTTTAAAAGGTTGTCCCAAGTCTGAAACTCGTTTGGCTTTTTAAATAGCTTTTCAAGTTCGGGAATGTGTACCTCCTCCAACGCTTTTGTTTTAAGTCTTTCGGCTTGGAATTTTGCTCCTGAGTTGTCAAAGTTTCGGCTCATTGATTTGTAGTACTTCAAAGCCTTTTGGTCTTTTACCTCGTATACTACAATTGGAGCAGCACTTACTTTGTTGATGATTAGGTTTATAATGGCATAAAGGTCAGAGTTTAGATAAAGACCTTTCTCAATAAAGTTTTGCGTGGTTGGTGCGGTCCAAATGACGTTGTTGCCCAAATAAGGAAAAACTGCATTTAGGTAAGTAGAATCTTTTTGGTTAAAACCCAGTGCGGCTTTAATTCTATCTATGTAATTCATTCCGTTTGCTTTTTTTGTAAAAATAGGGTAATAAAATAAAAAAATGATGCCATATCCTAAACGTGCCAAAAATCTTGGCTTGAAAGCATTAATTCTGTAAATCCCCAAACCATTGCGTCCACTCGGTCAGGCGATTTTCCTTTGTCAGGTTCAAAGCTAATCATTTGATTTTCTAGCAATGGAAAACTTCCAACGTGAAAAATTTTGTGCTGCTCATAAAGTGAATAAATAGGCTCCGCCCTTACAAACTTTCCTTTGGTAGCCGTTACAAGTTTTATTCTTGCAGTCGCATTTTGCGACCTCAAAACATTTTCAACCATGTCGCCACCTTGGTTTTTCTCTGCAACTACGCAATCCGCATTCCAATTTTTAAATGCTTGCAATGCAACTGTTGCCCATTCCGTTGGTGAATATTTACCGCTAAGGTCTTCGAGTACATATCCTTTGCCGTTGGCATCTTTGCCGCAAACAATTATACCAGTCTCATCGCTTGCCATTGATGCGGTAGTTGCTGGGTCAATAGCAATTACAATACGAGACAATTCAGGCTTTGCCGTTATTCTTGCTCTATCAATAATTGGTCGATTCCAAAGCAATCCCTCTGCATCTTCTAGCCATTTGCCTAAAAATAAATGCTCATAACGGTGGAGGTTTTCTTGCTCAACTCGTTTAGCTTGGTCAACAAACGATTTACTTAAATTCTGCTCGTTGTCTAAGTACGTGGTATGAATGTAGCTTGTATCATTGCGAGTATGCTTTACAAATCTGTTATAAATCCAATGAGATTTGTAACTAGGATTCATTACCAAAATAACTCTGTTTGGCTTGTTTACGGCACGTATAGATAGGTCTATGCGGTCAAAAACATCCTCATCCATTAACTCCTCGGATTCGTCAAGAATAAAGGTTGTAACTCCAGCAATTGACTTTAGATTAGCCGTTGCAGTCCCTTGACTAGTCTTTATGCCTCTGAATAGAATCTTTGAGCCTGTCGCCTTGTTTATGATTTCGGACTGCGTTATTTCAAAGTCATCCGATTTATTCATCAACTCAATTTTATCGATAAATTCAGGGATAATTGAAATAAACGCAGAGGTTAGCGTCCATCTAGTAAATAAAATCACGTGACCTTCTTGGTAAGTAAGGTTTAACAGAAACATTGACAATGTCCACGATTTGCCGCTACCTCGACCGCCAGTTATGAGGTAATAACGTGTTTTAGGAACCTCTAAAAATAAAGGCTTGTATTTGTCTATTATTCGGATTGAATCCACTCTATTGGTGGCGTTATCTTGTCGCCTTTGGTTGTATGGTCGTGGTCAAACTTATCTCTTTGCCCAAGTCTTTGTTTGCCTAGCCAAATAAGCATTCCACGGTCTTTATCCTTTAAAGCTGCTTCGTATTGCTTGGCAAGTAACAACGCATCTCCCTTGCTCCTATTTTGCCGCAAAAACTCGGTAAAACCCATTGCGAGGTCATCCTTGCATCGGTTGTAAAATGTCTCCTCGTCAATGCCTAAATATGCAGCGCATTGGACTCCTGTACATCCAGCTTGGACGAGTCGTCCCATTTCTATCCAATCAATTGGTGATTTTGGTCGTGCCATATTACAAAGTTACTCCGTTTTTTTTGATGACTAAAGCTGGGTCTAATTTACGCATCCTATCGACAATGACTTGGCAATACTTTGGGTCTAGTTCCATGCCATAGCATTTGCGCTTGAGTTGGTGCGCTGCTACCATTGTAGTTCCTGAACCTAAAAATCCATCAGATACTAAATCTCCAATTTTAGAACTATTTTGAATTTGATAAGAAATTAATTCAACTGGTTTCATGGTTGGATGCTCTGCATTTCTACTTGGTCTATTAAATTCCAATACAGTAGTTTGTTTGCGGTCTGAATACCACTTATGGGCAGCTCCTTCCTTCCAGCCATATAAGCAAGGCTCGTGCTTCCATTGGTAATCTTGCCTTCCCATAACCATGCTTTGCTTAACCCAAATCAAACATTGCTTGACCATGATTCCTGCATCTGCCATTGCCTTTCTAAAATTAGCACCTTCACTATCTGCATGCCAAACATACCAAGCGCCTCCAGCTTTTGTATAAGCACCAAGAGCAGTGTAGAAATCATAAAGAAATTGATAAAAATCTCCATCATTCATGCTATCGTTTTGAATAGTCAATGCATCTTTTGTTTTGCCAGTGTATGATACATTATATGGAGGGTCAGTTACAATTAAATCAGCTAATTCAGAATTAAAAATTTTACCCCAGTTATCTGTTTGTGTTGAACTCCCACAAAGCAAACGGTGGTCTCCAATCTCAAATAAATCTCCAAGTACAATATCTGTCTGAATTTCGTCAGGCATTTCGTAATCATCCTCCTCTGCACTTAACTCTTCTTTAACTTCAAAGTCAGGAATATCCAATCCCCAGTCTTCTAAATTATCCGCATCCCATTCGTTAGCTAACTGCTCCCAGTCCCATTCACCAAATCCCACGTTGTCTTTAATTATAAATTGCTTCTGCTCGTCTTCTGTTAAGTCGTCTGCAAAAATGATTGTAACCTCTTTTAATCCTGCTTCTTTGCAAGCCTTTAGCCTCATGTTACCACCTAGCACAATCATGTCAGCATTTACAACAATAGGTCTAATTTCGAGCATTTTTGGAAACTCTTTAATTGACCTTACCAGCTTTGCAAACTTGTCATCCTTAATCAATCGTGGATTGTTAGGATTCATTTTGACTTCAGAAATTTTTACTTTTTGCGTTTTCATATTTTTTTGAAAATCATTAATGTATTAGCAAACCAAGAAGCATTTGTTGTTGCCTTTCTTAGTTCTTCGCTTGCTTTTTTATTGTATTTAAATCCTCGTTGCTCTACCTCATAAATAATGTAATCATTATTCTTGCAATTAACGTGTCCGTCTCCTCCTTGGCCTTCTATTGCCCAAGAAATAATTAGCGTTTTTATAACGTGCTTACAAATGTTATCTAAAAATAATGCCTCAAATTCAGCTGGAATATGCTCACCAACTTCCAGCGACATTACTGCATCAAACTTCTTTTGTAAATAAAAGGGTTTTGATAGGTCTAGGACAGTTCCAATTCCACCTGTTAATACTTCGGTATTAGGATTTCCATCGAAAGCCTCTACTTCTAATTTAAACTCCTTAAATGCCTTTGCATAGTCACCAAGTCCGCATCCAAAGTCGACAACTGTTTTATGCCCTGTAACAAACAAATAACTTCCCAAAGCCTCACATAAATATTTGTCGTGAACGTGTCCTGTTTGGTCTGTTGTTTCCCAAAAACCCACCTCGTTAATTTTCATATTTTTAAATTTTAAAAAAAAGCTTGAGCAGAACCCAAGCCTTTTCATTTAACAAAAAACCCAAAATAACTACATTAATATTATTGTTTGACCAGTCGGCTCTCCACTAAAATTGCAAAGCTTGCCGTTCCATTCAAATCTAACTTCTTTCTCTCGCCCTTGGTAAGCTGCTGCCAATGTTCTTATTTGGCGCTGGACAAGTTCAATGCATTCAAATTTACCCTTTCCTTTGTTTGACCAAGGGGACCATTGTCCATCTCTTAATCGATAACGGATTTCCAGCGAATAGTCAGGCTTTGAAATCGGGTAACCTTTAGCCATCTTTTCGCTTTATTACTACCTCCAAACCAATCTCTTCACAAATCTTTCGCAAGTTAAAAAGGCTTATAGATTCCAAACCATTCTCGACGTGGTTAATTGGTGCATGACTCAATCCAATTTTCTTGCACAAATCCAGCTGGTTATATCCAGCTTGCTTTCTTGCTTTCTTAATTAGTAACCCTTCGTAAATGCTCATTTGCTTAATCTTTACTCAAATATAAGATTGCAATTTGATTCCAAGTTAAAACCAAGATTTTTGTTTAAAAAGGTAATAACTGATAAATTCCCATTTGTATAAACTCTTCTCCTTTTTTTACCAAGCACTTGCGCACGTTTAACTCAAATACGTTTTTATCGTCAAAGCCGTACTTTTTCTGTGCAATATCCATTAGGAGTTTTACTGGATTATCTAAGTCCGATGCTGAATTGCTAAAGCCAAAAAAAAACTCAACCCTAAGCATTTGGCTTGTGTCTACTTTTGATGCTGGCATACGCAAAAGCATTGCTTTCTCGTAATCTTTGTAGGCTGGCGTTTTAAATCGTTTGCCTTGCCAAGCTAAATTAACGCTTAGAGGCTTCTCGTTTATTTTAAACTCAATCATTTGCAGCGCTCATAAATCCAAGACCAAGCCAAGGTCCACAAAGCCAATAGCACAATAAAAAGCAGTAGGCTAGAAATCTTTAGCAGAGCCAGTAGGGTAATGCCTACCAGCGCTGCAAAGATTGCGTACAAATCATTTTTTTTCATTTAAAAAGGTAAGTTATCATTTTCGACAATGCGCTTTTCTGTCGGCTTGTTTGCTACCTGTACAGGCTTCCAATCGTCTACCTCCAAATAATGTGTTGCTTTGCCCTCCACTTTTTCTTGCTTCTCCTTCATTACTAGATTGACCCACTCCGTATCGTTGGCGTTTAGGTATGCCAATAACTTTTCTAGGTCAGTTCTGCTTTGGCTAATCTTTGTCATTGTGCCAAATTTTGTTTGGATAATCTTTGCGTTTCCGCCGTAAATTTTGCTCATAATTGTTTTGGTTATATTAATTTATCTAAATCCTTATTTTCTCTAATTGCCTGTAAAATAAACAATTTCCAAATTTTGTTTTTTGTCTTAGCGCCAACGCTGGTCTCGTCTACATATCTAACCGTCAGACGTAATTCTTTTCTAACGTCGTTCTCCATCTCCTCCACATTAAACTCCCATGGCTTTAAAATTCCTTTCTCTTGGAACTTATTAAACCAGTTCATGCCCCATTCTGAAATGTCTAAGCAATAACCTGTTTCCTTGGCATACTGGTAATTTTTTCTAAAAATCTGTTTACCAACCTCAATCCAGTAGGCAATCTCTTCGTTGCTGGGTTCGCTTTCTTTGTTGTTTAAAGCTTGGACTTCTTGCACAATTTGGCTTTGGTGGTGGGCATAATATTGATTTATCCAAACGCTAACTGTCTTCTCGTTTACGTGGTAAAAATCGCCATACTGTCCTCGCATTCCAGCGTGCAAAATGTAGTCAACTCTTGCCTCTGTCATCCAGCCGTAGCTGCCAAATAATTTACTAAGGCATCCAAGTAACTCGCTTGCCTCTTCTTTTTTGTATTCTTTAAATTGCTTCAGTCCGCAAACAAACTCCATTTTTCGGAGGTGCGTTAAAATTATCTCATTCATTGTTTAGGTGTTTTTGTTTTTGTAAATCTTCGTAAAGTTCGTCAAATACGTTGTAAGTCTTTGACTTTTCGGCTGGCTTGTAGCTGGTTTTTAAATTGTTGGCTAAATAAAGGTTAAAACTATTTTCAGCCTTGGCAATGGTCATGCTTTCGCCTTCTTTTAAAACTGCCCATTTTTCAAATAGCTTTTCAATGGTTTCGTTATCTGTTGAATGTACGTGAGACATCCTTTCAAAATACGGGCGCTTTAAAGGCTTTTCTTTTTTAAAATCAATAAAGACATCCTGCAAAGATAAAAGTGCGCCAGCGCTTCTTTGATTGTTTACATTACCATTTACATTAACATTATCATTTACATTAACATTACCATTTACATTAACAGCTAGGTTTGCTAGAGAATTTGTAGCATTGCTAGGATTTGCTAGGTCATTTCTAGCATTGCTAGCTTTTGCTAGACCTCCCTTTTTTCCAGCTTCAGACCTTAAATGTTTTTTCTCATCCCAAATCTTTAAATCCCTTTTAAGCTGGGTCTTAATTGGCAGAAAGGCAAGGCGCACAAACTTATCTTCAGCCTCAGGATTCTCATCGTTAACATAGCTAAAAATATGCTTAATTAACTTTCCAGCTTGCTCATCGTCAAGCTCTTCAAAGACTTCTCTTTGGTCCGTATAAAGTACAAATGATTTTTTCCCTTCCATAAAATAAAAAGACCCGCCAGTAGGAGTTGGTCGGGTCTAGTTGGTTTAACACCTATGAAACATTTAGGACTCCTACCTCTTAAATGTTCCATTCAATATTCGAATATAGAAATTTTTAATTTATCCAACGAGACAACGCTTCTTTAGTTGAAAATAAATGCAACCGTATGAAAGTCCCATTTCCATGGCAATAACCTTAATTGGTTTTCTGTCCTGCCAGCCTTCAAAAATTAATTCTTTTTGGTATTCAGTTAGATTGCGCCCCCTCATTGTCGTTTAAGATTTGTTCAATAGCTGATAAGCAGTCGTGAAATAGATTGCCACCTTGGTCAATCGAATTGTGGAGGCGTTCAAACAAAGTCACAAACTCGTGAAACTGCTTAATTGTTGCCTCTCCGCCGTCGTAATTTTCCAAGAACCTAAATGCCTCGGTTGATTTACGTTTTAAAGCGTTAATCATGTTTTTGTGCTTGGTCCTAAGGTCCACATCGAATGCCTTTAGCATTGTCACGTCCTCGTAATAATCCAGCATAATCTCTTGAAGCGCCAAATAGACCAAATACTTTTGAGTTGCTCTGTGATTTAGTTCGGTAATTATTTCCTCTCGTGTCATCGCTTTACAAAGTAGCGTGCAACTCTTTTACCATTCTCCAGCGTAACCATGTCGGTCACAACGTTTAAACCTTTGTCTCTAAGGTCAGCAATCCTTGCGGCTAGTCTAAAGCATCCAAACTGGTTTAAAGCTTCTAGCTGGGTCAAGGAATAGCCATTTAAAAGCCATCCCTTGATAAGTGCGTTTTGTGAGTCTGTGCTTGTCATTAGTTCATTAATTTTTCTATCTCTAAAGTTGCATCGGTATATACTTGACGAAATTCGTATTCATTCAAAGGCTCAATTTCATTTTTCGCCCAAAAGTCTGCGTGCCATTTAATCAAATCAATTTTGATATAGGCATAAATGAACAAATCAGGTAAGTAATTAGGGTTTACAACTAGGACATCATTGTCGTTTAAAATCATATAATGAAAGTCCAATATTTTAAAATACTTTGGCACATCCATTTGAAACTCTGTTACTTTGGTTGTTTTAATTGTGTAAAAATTCATAGGTGTTTTGTTTTAGGTGTTTACAATAATTTTAAGCCTAGCATATAACCAAGCGCAAAGATTGGCGCAAAGGCTAGAATGAAATACAAGATTTTTCCGATTACTTTGGTTGCTTTTTTCATTGGTGTTTTGGTTTAAAGTTTAGCAATATTAAAAAGAATCTAAGAAATAAAAAAGATTTTATATCTTTTTCTCAATCATGTTTTTAGACTGTGCTACATCCAGCAACTTCTTAACCTTTCGAAATTCTATGTTTTGGTCCTCTGCTATTTCTCGGCAGCAATACCCATAAGTTGCCAAAGTTAAGATTCGACTAATTTGGTGGTCGCTAAGGATTTTAAAAATGTTTTCATCCATTAGCTTACGTGGGTGGATTTCGTGAAGCTTCATTTTAGTATAAAGTAGGTAGCCTACCTTTTCTGCATCCAATCCTAGTTTTGCAGCTATCTTTTTACGTGTAAATCCTTCGATGTACAAGCGCTTAATTTCGTCAATTATTTCTTGAGTTTCCATAGTCTTTCAAAGGTTTCGTTAAATGGTAGCTTTTCAGTTTGGTAGGTAGACTTAATGCCTCTAGGCGCTAGGTCTGCTGGGCGTTGTATAAATTTGCCCAAGTAAGTGTAAGTTTTCATTTGTCTCCGTAAGTTTCGTTGTAGTATTGTTCTGCATTAATTTCTCCAACATCTGAATATTGAATTTCCAAATCTCTAGACCCATCTTTATAGGCTTCTTTAATCTGCTCCTTCTCCATCTCTATGGCTTGCTGCAAAATTATTTGCCACATAAATTTGTCTTTTCCTGCTTCCCATAATGCTTCGTATAAAAACTCTACTGCCGTCTGTTTCATTTTATTTGTAGGTTAAAGTTTTCGATAATTCTTGCGCCAAAAACATTCTCACCTCGTTTTATAGCTTCTTTGATAGCTACCTTGTCAGCGGTTACCACGTTTTTAACGTTTATAAACTGGCTAGGTAAAGCCTCCACAATGTCAACCTCCACCGCTTCGCTACGGCGTAAACTAAGCTTGAATAGAGGACTTTCTATTTTGTCGATAGCACTTACCATCATTGCCTCTCTGAGCGCATCCTTGAGCCTTAAAATGGCTCGCTCCTTACTGTCCTTCATTGCCTTCAGTCTTTTAATCTCTTGGTCGATTGCATCGCTATCGCTTTGAATGTTTGCAATTACCTTGGCATAGTTGCCAGCTTTGGTTTGCAGTTGCTCTTGGTTAATTACCAGCATTGCTTCCAGTTCGGGAGTCAATTCTTCGGTTTCCAATAGGGAGGCTAACTCAAGCGCCTCCCTTGTAATTTCATATAAGTTTGCCATTATAGTAGTCCGTCTAATGTGTCCTTTTGGTCTTGTGTTAATTCGTATTTAGTCAAAGCATCTTTTGCTTGCTTGCGCTGGGCATCGGTTCCGTTTAAGTATCGAACGATGTAGGCAAATTGCTCTTCGGTTGGCTTGGTTTTAACAACCGCTGGCACCTTTGGTGAATGGTCATTAGTTGCGTCAGGGTCTTTTGTATCGTCGATTAATAAGAGACCCGAAAGCGCATACTTTCGAGCATATGAGCTGCTGCTTCCGAAACTTTGCGCCACATCCATACCCTTTCGGTTAATGTCTATGCCTGCTTGGGCAGTTACTGTTCTTCCTTCAGTTCTGCCTTCTTTGTCTACCTGAATAGATACTGTGCTTTCTATGAATAAAATATCACTTACCTCTTTTAATTCGTCTTTAATCGTCAACGTGCATTCGTATTTCAATAGTAAAGGCTTTAGAGCTTCAAGGATGTCTTCGCAGTTTCTATACTTGTACTTGCCAAATGCGTTGAATTGGCTCTTGGGAGCTTTAAGCTCGTTTTGAATTAGAATTAGTTCTTTCATAGGTGTTTAGTTGTTTAGATGTTGCGTTCAATGTTTAGTACTACTTCGTAAATAAGAGAGTTGGTAGGTGTCACCTCATCCCAGCCGTTGGTCTCTTCGTTAAACTTGGTGATGGCTTTGGTTGTCTCAATCTCAACCTCAACCTCAGAGTCGCCGCAGTAATCCCAGTCGGCTTCCTCGCCGCATTGCTTGACCTCGTAATGACCAGTCCAGCAGTACTCCTCGCCTTCGTAATAGAATAGCACCTCTTGGTCGAGGTACATTTCAGAATCGTTAAATAGTTTTCCCATAGGTGTTTAATTTTTGGTTTAAATTATCTTTTAATCATTGTGTCCTCGTATTCAATAATTGCGTGACTAAATTTTTGGCAATACCAGTTGTTATTTTTTGTTTTTTGGTAAAACTCCCTAGTTTTTATGGTTACAAGTCCAAGCATTTTGCCGCACTCGTCTTTAGGAACGCCGCACAAAAATCTTAATTCTAGTAAAGCTTTTTTTCTTGCCTTTAAATCTTGGCTGGTTTTAATGATTTGCACTAGTTGCTCCTCATTTTCTGTTTTTGCTACGAATAAACGGTACATATTTTTGGGCGTTTAGGTGTATAACTGACCCAAAATTAAAAGTTATTTCTAAGATTCAAAAAAATAAGTAAGTTTTTTTTCAACAAAAGTGAAGATTTTTTTTTCGTCTCGTTTTTTATGCTTTTAACTTGCGTATGGAAGAGGCACAAATCATTAACCCGTTTGGCTACCTAAGCGCAACCAAGGTGCTAGATGAGAACCGAAAGCCAGTAGACTGGTGGATGCAATATTTGGAGTTTAACCAAGCCGTTGCAGAGAACGAATTTTATATTCTGTTTGCCGATGGCTTACTTGTTAAAAAAGGAAAATCTAAATTTAAGACCTCTCAATATGTTAAAGGCGAAAAGTACGT